GCGAATAGCGCGAAAAAGACTGCGGGGATGATGATTAGATAGCGGGTGTTGCGACCCATGCCAGAGTTTCTTCATCCCAAGTGAATGACCCCTCTGGTTTTGGTGTTGGTGCTTGCCAATCGTTGTTGCTATCTAGCGACCATGATGCGAATGGTTGTGGTGCTACGAACTGGTCTTTCACAGCGTCATATGCGTAGCCGACACCTGCGTATTGTTTGCGAATACGGTTGTTGTAACTGGTTTGAACCCACGTTCCACCAAGAAGGTTGTTGCACCACTCTGCACCGTTGGCTTCGTGTTCATCAGCGACAACGATTACTCGTACGACTGTGTTGTTTGAATCTATTTCTGCAAAATGTGCCATAACTTTTCCTTTATCCGATTGGGTATCTAATAATAACTAAGCCCGAACCACCAGCACCACCTACACCAGCATTTGCACGACCACCGCCACCACCACCACCAGTATTTACCGTACCAGCAGTACCATTACCTGATGAGGCACCTGCGCCGCCACCACCTGCGCCACCAGCACCACCTGTATCGCAAGAGCCACCGCCACCACCACCACGGGTTACTGAAGTACCCGTAATGCTTGATGCGGAACCTGCACCGCCAGCACCACCTGTTGCACCGCCAGAACCATTACCTCCAACGGCAGAGGCACCGCCGCCGCCACCTGCTGCAACACCACTGCTAGTACCGCCAGCGTTTCCTTGTCCAGAAGGAGATGCCGAACCACCAGCAAAATTGCCAGCAGATATATGACCCGAACCACCACCACCAGAACCACCAGCAGTGCCAGCATTAGCATTTGTTCCACCCTTGCCGCCACCAGTAGAAGTAATAGAACCAAAAACCGAATTAGAACCAGATGTATCTGACGCACCACCAGCACCAACAGTGACCGTATATGAAGTTCCAGCAGTTAAAGATTGTATGTTGGTTAAATATCCGCCTGCACCACCACCGCCACCGTTAGATGTTCCAGAAACTGATGCACCGCCTCCTCCACCACCTGCGATAACCAAATACTCTGCGTTCACTGCACCAAAAGCAGTAACAGTCAAAGTTCCTGTTGAAGTAAACGTCAGAACCTTATAAAGCACAGAACCAACTTGTGCATATGATTCTGTTCCGCCTGACAACAAGTTTGCTTTGTTACCTGCAGAAACATACTGACTGACTCTTGTTCTACCACCACGCATCAGGCCACCGTCACAGTCGTTGAACCAGTAGAAGTAAACGAATGAATTGTGTATTCGCCAGAGTTAGTAATCGTTCCACCACTAACAGAGATACCTGCCGAAGATGCTTCTGATGTTAGGTAACGGAAAATGACAATACCCGAACCACCTGCTGCAGGTGTGCCTAAAACATTTCCAAAATCGTAAGACCCTCCACCGCCACCGCCGCCTGTGTTCGCTGTACCCGCAACACCATTTCTTGCACCAGTGTTACCAGCGCCACCATTACCGCCACCACCAGTTCCACCAGTACCGTTTGAACCCATGTTTCTTGTAGCACCACCGCCACCGCCACCGTAAGTAATAGAAGTTCCCGTAATGGAAACAGCAACACCAGCACCACCATTACCACCTGCATCAACTCCAGCATTTGAACCTGCTGTGTTAGCACCACCGCCACCACCGCCTGCACTTTGAAAAGAAGCACTTGAACCACCGCCACCAGCACGACCTTGATTGGTTATACCAGCAACAGTTGCAGTTGTACCACCTCTGTTGCCACCACCAGAACCACCTGTTGAAGCAGTTGATGTTCCACCACCACCACCACCACCACCAGTTGAAGTGATACCAGCAAAAGATGAATCTGCGCCATTTGAACCTAGATACGGACTACCAGCAGCACCACCAGCACCAACAACAACAGTGTATGTTCCAGCACCAACACTGATTGCAGAAATAGGTTCTAATGACCCACCACCACCTGTTGCAGTCACCGTGCTTCTTAAACCGCCTGCACCACCACCACCACCAGTTTCGTAAGGTGACGAAGCATTTGCACCACCACCACCAGCACCGCCAGCAACAATCAGATACTCAACATCTAAAGAAGGGTTAATCCAGTTCTTTACAGACTGACCAGCCCGACTACGGGTATCCCAACGAAGCGTCATGCTTCGACCCTACACCGTTATGCGATTGACGTACCCGTGAATAACGATTTCATTAGCAGTACCCGCAAACGCACGAATCACTTTTGCAGTTGCGTTACCCTGCAACACAAGACCGGGAATGACCAACACCAAACCAGCCTCAGCCGCAACAGTCAACTCAATGTTGCCGTTAGGTTCAGTAGCCTCACCCCACTCAATCGTCAATTTGATTGCAGACGTATGAGTATTAACTGCGTACAACCAAACTTCGTCAATTGTTGTAGTAGTAGTAGAAGCAGTATGAATTGCTGTTCCCGCTGTTGCGGTAGCAGCAACAAGAACTCCAAGACCTGTGCCAGTAGTACCTGCTGGTTGTAATGCTAATTTCGTAAATGTTGCCATATATGTTCTCCTAAATCGTTACCTAACCAAGAATGGTTTCTTCTTCAACCGAGTAGTAATCATTAAAAATGTAGTTCTCCAACCACAAGTCGTAGTTATCGTAATCAAAACCTAACAAATTAATGTAATCATCAGACCAAAAATCGTTAGCCAAATCACCTAAAGTAGTTCCAGAAGCACCTTCTTCAATGTAGTAATCACGTTCCAATGTACCACGATACTCAAGACCAACTTCGGACCAATGGGTGTACAACAAGTCTCCAAGCGTCTTACCTGCATCGGGATACAGAAGAACCAACGCTTCGTACATTGCGTCGTTAGTTGTCGCCATAATCCCTCACTTCAAACACAGCCATCTTCGGCTGTGACCTATCATCAATACCACACGCTGGACAAATCCAATGTGTTGCCACAGGAGGATACTCTTCGCCACACTCAGGACATTCAACCATGTTCACAATGCCTTCAAGTGTGTGCGTTGAGCCTTCTCTCGCTCCGCTACCGCAGCGATCAAAGAATCCAACTCGGCATCAGAAAGTTCTGCTGCCTTCTTATTAGACTGAACCGTTACCGTAGGCGGAGCCATACGGTTCGTAGCCTGCAAATACAACTGTGCAGACTTGGTATCGCCATCCAGCGCTTTGCTATACAAAGTATCTAACAAACGTTGTGTACGTTCAGGAGAACCCTGCACTTCGTCCACAGCGTCCTTCCAAACATTGCGGAACACTTCTTTCTTTTCCCAACGACGCAACGTTGTGATATCGACACCAAGATCTAAGGCCATCTGCTTCTTGGTGCCTGGCACACGCTCGGAAGGAGCGGTGCACAGCCAATCAACATAAGTTTGTTGCTGGCTACTTAAAGTAAGTTCTTCATTCTGTTTCATTACCATCTACCCCATCTGTTACCTGTGGACGCAGGATGTAACGGAAGGGGGGGACTATAGGGGGGGAAGGAAAACCAGTAAACCGAAGCACCACCTAAGTGGTGTGAACGGTTCCTACGACCACAGTTCGAGAGAGAATATGGCAACGAGCAAAAGAGATCCACGATTGCAGCGAGCAGGAGTATCCGGCTTTAACAAGCCTAAAGCCACACCAGGACACCCAACCAAATCACACATCGTTGTGGCTAAAAGTGGTGGTCAAGTTAAAACAATTCGATTCGGTCAACAAGGTGTCAAAACCAATCAGACCGCTGGGCAACGTGAAGCGTTCAAATCACGTCACAGCAGCAACATTGCTCGTGGACCAATGTCAGCCGCATACTGGGCAGACAAAGTCAAATGGTCCCCATCTAAGACAGCCCAACCTAAAAACAAAAAATGGGTTAAAGGTTCATAATGGCTGGTAACAATTACACTAAGCCAACCTTACGAAACAAAATCAAAAACCAAGTAATGGCAGGATCCCAAGGCGGAAAACCCGGACAATGGTCAGCCCGCAAAGCCCAACTAGTAGCCCAAAAATACAAAGCCGCAGGCGGAGGCTACTCAGGTAGCAAAACTAAAGCCCAATCAAACCTGTCCAAATGGACCAACGAAAAATGGAAAACCTCAGATGGAAAACCTGCTATTAGAAAGTCTGGTACGACAAGATATCTACCAGAAAAGGCTTGGGAAAACCTATCGCCAAGCCAAAAGGCGGCCACAAACAAAAAGAAAGTTACAGCCTCAAAACAAGGCAAACAGTTTGTAGCCAACACACAAGCAGCCAAAAAGGCTGGAAAAATAGCACGTCAAAAATAGTCACCGGTACTTAAAAAAAGACCCCCCCACCTATCCTGGAGAGATCTCCACGGCTACGTGCTATACCAGTACTTATTATTTAGTACACCCCACCCCCCCCTGCCCCCCGTGAGGGGGGAGTTGCCGCCTAGTCGCACACATATAACACCCAGCACACAAGGCTTTGCCCCCATAACCGTGACCCAACACATTGATACCACACACAAACAACCGTGCGCACCCCCATGTCAGAGATAACCCCCTTTTTCTTTTTACCCCTATGCCGCCGATTCCTTTTTTGACGGGTTCACCCTAGAAACCCTCCCCCCAAAATTACGAGGGGAGGGATTTCCACCCCTATTAAATTAACTGAAGGGATAAGACATGTTTAACACTTTTTCTACTTGGACTGATCATGAACCTGATGTGTTCGAGTTTGATCCGATGGTTACTGAACAGGAGCGTCTTGTTGAGTTGCTGGAGCAACTTGGTTTGGCATATGACTCTGAGGATATTGTCCACGAGTTTGGTCTTGGGTTTGTTGAAGAACATGGTGTGAATATTGGAACGATGGTTGAGGTCTGTTATGACCCGACAACGATTACTGAAAATAGTTGGATCTTCGGTCAATAGCCGATTGTCTGTCCATTGGTGGACTGTAAA